CGAAGCCGACAGCGCCGTGGAACCGGTAATGGCAGATGCCATGATGTCTCCTATTTACGTTATGGTGTCCGGCTTTTGTCAGCCGAACATTCCGCGATCCTGCCCTGACTTCACTGCCGCGCCGAGCAGAGCCTGACGATTAGCGGTGTACTCTTCAATGCTCATGTTCTGGATATCAGCAGCGGTGTACGTCTTGTGCGACTGGTCACCATCCATTGGACCAACTGGTGCATACCCCGTAGGGGAAACACCTCGCGGAGCAACTTGAGGCGCAGTAGCAGCGGCAATACTTGCGAGAAGACTCTCAGTCGTTGCCTTTACTCTCACAAGGCTAGCGTCGATTTCCTGTGTATTGTTACCGGTGACATACCCCACAAGTTCCGGAGCAATTTCATTGGCCGCAACGGCCTCAGAAACCTTCACCTGTGCGTAGTCACGCAGTTCAGTAAAGGAACGCTCCTTAGCGAAAGTCGCGCGCTCAAGTGAGTTCTGATCCGCCATATCAGACAACTTCTTCTCGAACTCAGCGCGCACATCGGCGACCAGAGTTTTCGAGTCCTGCTCTTCCCAGCGCTTAGCGGCTGCCTCTTCGGCATCCTTCGTAGCCTTCGCAGCAGCATCCGTAACAGCGGTGTCCTTATCCTTCAGGAGATCCGCCAACTTCTGTCCCTGCTCAGCAAACTTCTCTTCCCAAGACTCAAGGGTTTTGTAGACCTTGTCCTTCTCCTGCGTACGAGCCTTCTCGATGTCATCGGCTGTGAACCGAGCAGCGGTCTGCTCTACAGGGGCAGGTGGGGTGATGGGGAGGGTGATACCCGCAGGGGGGATGGGGATAACCGGTGCGGAGGTAGTAGCAGTAGTCATGTCTCGACTCCTTGGTCGGAAGTTTCTACGAGTAATCCACGATGAGAACGATGAAGGTATTCAACAGATTTATGCTTTCACAGAACAGATCAGAGTTTGTAATGCTCAACTGTCACTCACCGGGATGCGGGAGCCCAACTTGGTTCCATAGGCCTGTGTCACCAAGTCCGCCATAGCCTGCGCCTGATTCGCCTCGGTCATCTCGGCAATCTCTGGAGGAATGGCCAGTGGTGCTTCAGTGGGCGTTGGGACGGGGTTACCGTCCGCGTCCTTCTCCTGTGGACCCTTCTTATCTACGGGCCCACCCTCAGATCGGTCGATACCCGTCATGGCCATGATGGCTGCGGTGATCTGCGAGTGAAGAAGGTCAAGAGCGCCCTGGTCGCGTGCATCCCTCACGAGTTCTTCGAAGATCTCTTGCATCTTCTCGTCTGGGAATGCCTCACTCAGTTCCTTGAGCGCGCCGCGCTTGGACTCCAGGCCCAGCGCCATCTTCGCCTGGATCTCGTTCAACTTGATCAGCGCATCAATAGGCAGTGGGCTGGACCATTCGATACTGTTCTGGTACACCATCGGGTCTGCGGGGTTAATGACGGGATCTTGGCCAGCCTGAAGAATGCCCTCGGTGTTTGGGTCATACGTCAGGGTATTCGGCTCGAACAGGAACAGCGTCTTCAGAGCGAGTTCGTTGATTTTCTTAAGAAGCCGCGTGTAGGTCAACTTCTTCATGTTGTGGCGCTGCATCGCTGGCATATACATGATGGAGAGTGCGACACCTGAGGTATTACTGATGGGCTGCATCTGGCCAAGAGCCGACTCTGGAACACCGGTCAGTTCGTGCATGCTTCTCTTGATGGTCTCAAGGAACTGAAGTGGACCTGCGAGTTCTACACCGTTGGTCAGGTTGAAAACGTCGGCGTCCTTGGGAAGACCGCCCCAGACCTTCCGCGCGCCCTTCTCAAGGTTGCTCGATTTCGCACCCTTGATGATCGTGATCGGAGCAGCGTGATAGTTGATGATCTCGCTGATGTCCGTGGCCTTCTCGTTGTACTCACGGTTCAACGAGATGATGTCACTGATGTCAGCAAGGCCCCAGGGGGAACTGGACACGAGGATATTCGGCTGATGCACGATCGGGATCATCCCAAGAGGATTGGGTCGCTGGTCAATCAACTCGTCGTTGACATACTCTTCGATCGTGTCGTCAGTAAGTATCTCGACGTAGGTGTAGACCTGACGAGTGCCCTCGGCCGACGTGCTCCAGAAGCGGTACTTCAACTTGAAGCGGATCATCCGGTCGCGGTCGTGGGGGTGAAACTCCGGGAAGCAGAATGCTGCATTCAATGGGAGAATGCGAACTCGCCCGGGGTGGGCAGCGCCTGTGCTGTCAACAAACTCCGGGTCATAAGCGACCTTGGCGAAAACATCTCCGGAGACGCCGCCCTGGTTGCCCATCTCCCAGAGCAGTGGTGCCTTGTCGTTGTCCACTTCCCAGATTCGCTTCAGCAGGGAGGGGATGGTGTGCTGGTACTGCTTGACAGAGGTGAACTCAACGCCACGCGAGAAAGTGAAGTTGGTTATCCAGTCGCTAAGGGCTTTGACGTAGTTGAACGTGATCTGCTGGTCACCCGAGGGGTTCCTGGTCGCCCAGTGATGTCCCAAATACCATGCCCAGTTTTGCGCGTATCTGTTCAGGCGAGGGCCATGTACTTCAAACTCCTCATCGGCCAACTCGACGAGGCCGAGGGGGCTGATTGAGACGGTTAGGTCGCTTCCTGACGCCCGCATCGAGGGCGAAGCAAAGTTCATAGACATGGTTCAGCAGCACCCCCTAACCGTGGTGCGGGGGCACACGAGAGGAGCATGCCACCGAATGTCTTCAAGGGACTATTCCGTTGCTCTCAGTCAGTGACGACGGCCGGAGCAATTCGCTCGTAGCGGCCACCGGAGCGATCGACCTGCTCGTAGTGCTGCTCGGCGTTCTGCGTGAAAGCACCATGAGCAAACTCGCCGAGGAAAGTCGGAGCCTCCACCCAAGAAGCAGAACCGACGTGAGCGCGCTCAGCCATGGTCTCTTCCGGGAATTTCTCGTAGACGTTCGCGTTGTGGTTCGGACGGCCGGGAGCGGGGACATAGCCCTGCAGGACACCCTTGGTGAACTCATTGGGGATGTCGGTATCGGTTCCGATACCTTCCTCGAAGCGCAGAGGGCCTCGATTGCCGGGAATGGACGGGGCAATCTTCTCCTCGTAGGTCGCCGAGATTCGCTCAGGGAACTGTGGCGCGGGTGCGAGATTGTCAGTCATGGGGGTTCCTTCTTTCCGGAAAGATTGATCAACACAAGCGTAGGGTCGAGGACACTGTCCTTGTTAGCGGTTAGGTAATGGGTACCAACGAGGTGAAGGGGACATCGACAGCGGAGGTTGCCACCAGCGTGTGGAATGTACGCACAACCTGCCCGTAGATGATTACGGTCACCTTGTAGTTCCATCCGGCAGGGCTAAGGGTTGTATTGTCCGTGGCCGGAACCTTCCCAGCGACAAGTCCGTCGATTACCCGCATCAGCCATTTAGGCTCATGGCTGACCCCCCCGCTGGGAACATGGGTTAGGTCAGTGCTCGCCTCAAACATCAGAAAACCGTTCTGGTGCTTTCCATCAATGGCCCCGAACTGAGCGACGATATTGACCATCGAGACATCATCCGGAACGGTTGCTGGAGGAAGGTCACTGGTCAGCGGGATTCCGTTAGTGCAGGTCCATCCGGGGGTACCCCATGCGTCTGCCATCAGTCGAACCTCCTAGATCCATACTCAGGATATTGGTTCTTAGGGGGAGGTTGTCATTCATCGTAGAAGTGGTTGTTGGTTACCTCGATCTCGGGCATCTGGTAGTCCGTCGTAATTGCGACTGCCAATGCAAGGCTGTCCGGGTAGTCGTCGTGCGCGTCGGCCTCATTCGGGGCCTCCGCCAGCACGTATGGTCCCTCGAACTTCTTGATTAGGTCTTCCATCTGAAGGCGGAATCTCCGGTATGTCTTGAGTCGACGCGTCTTGGCGTGGGCGGGCCATCCGATCTTCCCGCGCTGCACCAACTCGGACAGGTGCTTCCAGCGCTTGGACTGGTCCGGCCTCTGGGATCCAAGGAGTTCTATCGGGATGTGCGGAAGCAGCACCTTGAGGCGTCCGCCGACGACATCCCCAACCCCACCTGCGTCGACTCCAATGGCGAAGATGCTGTAGTTGGCCAGGAACTCGACAATGCGAAAGTACTGCTCCTCCCACTCCATGCCGGTCAGATCAAGCCAGTTGAGAATGCGGTGCTCGTAGTACCCGAACTCATCCGGATGGTCCCAGTCGACCCAGACCACCGTCACGATCGTTGAGTCCACCTTGCGGGCACAGTCAATACCCGCCACGCAGGGGGTCTTATGGTAGGAGTGGACGATCTCCATCGACTTGTCACCCAACTCGTCAAGTCTTTCAGAGGTGACGAACATGCCCTGGTCCAGTAGCCACATGATTCGGTAGGCCAACTTGAACTCGTTAGAGTCCTCGCCAATTCGAAGGAGTTCCTTCTTGACGAATCTGGCGTAGTTGAGGCTCCACCTTGCTACCTCTTTCCAGTCGGCTTCGAAGTGGTTTTGCTTTGCACCACGACGAGTGGCCAACCGCTTGTTCGCCTGGATCGTCTTGAAGAAGACGCCCTTCGTATAGGATGGGGTTCCGGTGAAAACCATGGTCGCGTTGGTGGCTGCACCCATAGGGCCAATCGACTTGTTGACCATCTTCTCGTCTGCGCCCTGGCACTCATCGACAAGGATCAGATGGTAGGTGCGCCCCTCAATAATCGCCCGGGGGTGCGCAGTCTGCTTTCGGGCTAGTGACCCGCACTTCTTCAGCGTGACAGTCTTAGCCCCACCACCCACGGCCTCATCAATCTCCGGGTCTGCCATAAACTCCAGTGCCCGCTCAGAGGTAAGGCGCTCCACAATCCGCCCGAAGAGAGTACTCGCCTGCTCCTCCACGGGGGCGAAAGCACCAACCCACAGACCCTCCTTGAACTTGTCAAGAAGGGAGGGAAAGAGGGGTGCGAGTCGAGGAAGCATGATCATGCATGCGGCCACTACGTTGGCGATAGTCTCGCTCTTGCCTGACTGGCGTGACCACAAAGCGCTCAGCGTGGCGCCATCACCAAGCACCAGAGACTCGATAAGCCTCTCGGCGAAAGGGGTTTGGTAGGGCCTAAGTGGGTGCCCAGAGATCTCGTCAACCACGATGAGCATCTTCTCGACGATCTTGTCGACTGCCGCCTGAGACACGTCGTCTAGAACGACCTCGATGTCTATACGGGCTTGATGCTCTTCCGGGGTTTCATCTTCGACGAAATCAAGATCCTCGTCGAGCAGCGCTGTTTCCGTCACCAGTTCCTCGAATCAATTGTACGAATTGATTCTCAGCCTACGGAACAATGGCCCCACCTTGTGAGTGAGGCCGCTATAGGTACGGAGTTATGCTTCCTGGCCTGCGCAAGGACAGGGGCAGGGCGGATCTAATGGTATCCCCTGGATATAGGTGCAGTTTTCACACCTTCCAGTGAGGCACCAACCACACCGCCCCTTACGTTTCAGGTCCACCATTGAGGCGGGCTTGACCCGAGGTCTGGCTGTTGCTCGTCGGGCTACTGTTCTGGCCACTGTGACCCCCTTCGGGGTATGACGATACAGCCAAAAGAACCGGTTGACAAGAACGGGTACAGTTGATACTTTGGACACATGAGCAACGTACCCATGGCCCAGCCGGACAACTGCCCCCACTGTGGGGTGTCTCTCCTGGGAGGCCCCATCCCGCCGGAGTCCATCGAGCGTCACTACTTCGGCGCAGCGACCCACTGGCGACGAGAGGTCGGATGTGACGTCCCGGGGGCCTACGACGGAGTACTGTTCTGGATGTGCCCCGACTGCGGGGGTACATGGCAGCGGTTCGACCTGACCTCCCCCCTGCACCACGCTGCCAAAAAGTACATCCACGGATCCCCATACAAGCGGGGTCGGGTTCGGACCCCAGAGACCGGAGAAGACAATGCCTCGTGACATAGCAGCGGAATCGGCTGACAGCGTAGCCAACCTACAGGGGTTCCTGAAGGACTTCCACGCCAATCAGGTGAAGTCTCTCGCAGGCCCAGCCGCCGCCGTGGCTGTCGCTGCCACATTCGCGGCGAAGGATCGACAGCACGCCATCGATGAGGCGTTCGCGGCGCGGGATGCGGACCAACTGTTCCAGATCCGGAAGCAACAGTGGATCACGAACAAACTGCTGTCCGGTTGGACCATGGACGAGATCAACGAGGAGATCGCCGCTGGGGAAGAGTTGGCCGCAGCGCAGAAGGAACTTCCGGTGGACCCATTCCCTTGGGGTAGCGTGCTGTTTCTCACGCTGTGCGCCATCGGAGTAGCAGTCGCCCTCATCTACGGCTTCACACACCCGAACGATGGGGTGCATTAGTCCCGTGGCTGACGTTACCGGGTGGCTCGACATGGAGGTCGGTCTGTTCCGCAAGACGCACTACTTCCGTGACGGGGTGGCTATTTGCAACTCACGGATCACCTGGGGCCAGCAGAGGCTGGCTAAGGGAAGTGATCTGCCGGGGCCTAACTCATGCTTCAAGTGCTTGATCGCGTTCTCGGACAGTTTCGCCTAGGCTCGGTCCCTAAGTTCCTCTACCACGCCCAGCATCGTCAAGAGCCCTGTGTAGGCGTCCTCCAGGGAGTCCCGGTTACCTTCTCGCTGATAGTCTGACAGCGCCCTAGCGATCCCTGAACCGGCCGTGTCGGCCCACATGAGGATCTCTGAGGTGGGCAGCCGCTCGACCCGTTTCTTGGCTCGGGTGGTCGTTGCGTTTGGGGCACCTATCGGCTTACTGAACCACGTCACAACAGCCCTAGTTGCTCTAGGATCATGTACTCGTCATCAGGGCAGTGAGCATTCTTGGCAACCATCTTTCGCGCGTACATCCGACCCTGGGGGGTATTGGGGATCGGCTGTTCAGACATCCCAGTCTTCAAACTCGTCGAGGATGTGCCCTGAGTCGTCGAGGACGGCTGTGTCGTGGGCCCAGATTCCGGCTCGGAGGGCTTCTCCTTCTGAGAGACCGCTGCTATTCCACCAGCCCAGAACAAGGCCACGGCGAGAAGGCCATAGGCGGATAACGAGAGAGTGCGGCGAAGCGCGGAATGGGTCATCGAGTTCCTGAGTGGTTGCTAGGTGGATGAGTTTTGTTCTGGGCACTAGGTAGATCCAGTGAACAAAAAACCGTCCGAGGTCATGCGTCTCCGGCATACCTAAAAACTTAGGCGCTCATTAGGCTGCGTTGGTAATCCTCTAGGCTCTTGCTCCCCTTGCGTATGTTGCAGGTCGCATGGCTTGGGCGGATATTCTCGGCCGAGTGAGGGCCCTCCTTGGCCAACGGGATCACATGCTCCATGTGGAGGTCTGCCATCGAGGCAATATCCTGGCCGCAGATGTGGCACATCATGCCGAACTCTGCCAAAATCGCGGCGTAGTCAGGAAGCGGGAGACCAATCGAGTTCCCCAGTTTCCTTGCTCGTCGTGTTGCTGCATGCGCGCGCGCCTTCTCCGGGTGCTCGGCCCGGTAGATAGCCTGGGAAGCGGCCTCCTCCTCGTGATGAGTGGCCCGGTAAGTAGCCCTAGTGGCATCGTGCTCCTCGCGATGAGAGGCATAGTAATCCGTGTTGTAGGAAGCCCTCTCATCGTGGTGTGCAGCGCGGTAAGCGGCGTGGTAGGCAGCGATCCTCTCCCGGTTAGTGGCCCGGTAGGCAGCGGCGTAAGCAGCCGACTTCTCACGGTTCGCAGCCCGGTAAGCCACCTGGGAAGCAGTGATCTCCTCGCGGTTCTCGGCATAGTAAGCAGAGGCCCTGGTGGCAAACTTCTCGCGATGGGCGGATCGGTAAGCAGCCCTCTTAGCCGCGATCTCCTCACGGTGCTCAGCATAGTAGGCAGCCTTGTCGGCAGCACGGGAGGCAGTAGCAGTTGACATGCTGCTAACCGTATCAGTAAAACCGGTTCTGTACAATCGGTTTTACCATGCAGCAGGAGCATAATCGTGGTGATTCAGAACTCTGTTCACATATCGGCCGGGACTTTTTACTCGACGAAAATTATTCCACTCACGGGGGGATACATCGTAGTACTCATATCCTTGGCCCTCCCTATAGCGAATTCTTAGTACTTTCGTGTCTCGGTCATACCCAGCAGCCAGAGTTCTCGGTCGCGGCGGATTTATGCTTGGTGTCGGCTGATAGGCCAACAACTCGGTATCATCCCCGGCCTTACTGGCCTGGATGGCCATCGCGGTATCATACGTCATCGCACGTTGAGCCCTCGCCCGGGCGCTCAGGGTGCCTCCTGAGGGCTGTGGACGGTTCTGCGCGGGCGCAACAGGGGCCTCACGCTTTAGGGCTGCCAGGAGGCCCCTCTCGGCCCGATTAGAGCCAAGTCCTTCCATCTCCATGATGCGCGCAATCGACGGCATCACAGGGCGCTTGCTACGGGCCATCACACACCTCCAAAGATGCGACAGCCCTGGCTACTGTCAGGAAAGTAGCCAGGGCTGTCCGGGTATACCTGTTTGTCTAGCGCCTGAATGTGAAGTTTCCGACCCCGCCGCCAAGGACAACGGCCAACAGTCCGATCACGACGAGGATGATGGCAAACTTTGTGGCAATGGCCAAGACGCCCAACAGGGCCAGGATGCCGACGACGATAACGATGATCCCTATGATGCCGAAGATCCCCATTACTCCTCGCCCAGAACAGGCGCGTCCTCGCTCAGAACGTGCGCGCGGTCGCCATCATCGACAACAACCTCGGGAACGCCATCGGGAACTGTGCCCACACCCTGGACGGAATCGCGCTCAGCGTCATCGGCGACAACCACCAGACCGGCGTGGTACTGGTCAAGGTCAACACCGGCAGCCACAAGGGAGGCCTTGTAGGGCAACTCGGCATACGTGACAACATTGCCAGGGACAGGCTCAGGCTCGGAGGGAGCATCACCTTGCTGGGCAGTCCAACCGACGGATGCCTCATGGGAGTCAATGGTCTTGGCTCCAGTCTTCACAACCGGCTCTTCGATATCGGCCGTGCTCACAGCAGGCTGGACCACTACAGGGGCCTCAGGAACGGCCACGGGGGCCTCTACAACAACTTCGTCAGCCATGGCTAACCCTTTCGGTAGTAGAACCCTGCTGGACAGTCCAGCCCGGTTCGGGCGCAAATCCCATTTCGTCTTCCGCGCCGGGGAAGTGGGGGCAGGTTTTCCCTGCGTAAGCGTGAACTCCGTCGACGAACACACAGCGGTCTACGGCGATCATTAGGAGTTCTCCCATGTCTTCGATACTACCGGCATTTCCATCTCAGTAGTACACAGAGACGGCTGGTGGGCTTCTACGAGGAGAGGCTCGGGCGAACCTGAAACTTCTCCGGACCAAAGGTTTGCGGCCTAGTTCCTGGCCACATCACCTTAAGTTCCGCTTCGTATCCTCCGGCAATGCTTAGATCACCAGTTTGCCAGGGCATCGACCATGAGCCCTTACTGGTGGTTTGGTCACCCAATGTGACGGCACGGGAGATGACGGTGCCATCGTCGCGCTGGACGTTGGCCGTCGCGGAAGCAGTGGCGGTCAGGTCTACAGGAGTTCGTAAGTCCAGGGCAGTCCCGGATAGAGGAGGCTCAAGGTCTCCTACGGTCCATCGTTTCATGTGATCTCCAAGTTTGAGTCAGGCACATTAAGGGTGAGCCGGGAGTCACTGTCAAGGATATCCAAGTTTGAGTCAGGCACATTAAGGGTGAGCCGTGGGTACGAGATGATTGGATGTACGCCGATCCAGATCACGGCCCCGATCACTACCGAGACGGCGTCTGCAGTTCCGCTAGCCTCCAAGGTGAGCCCGACGCGTGTCGCGTCACCTGTGAGTGTGGTCGTGGCCGGGACCGTGCCAGATACTGCCATCGTCAGGAGTACCCGTGTCACGTCGCCACTGGTGGTGCTCACTGCATCGGTCGTTCCGGAGGCTGCCGGTGTCAAGGGTACTCGGGTTGGGTTGCCGATCGTGGCTGCGATGACCACGACGGTCCCGGCCGCTGCCAGGACAAAAGCGACGCGTGTCGCATTTCCGGTGGTCGTCGAGGTAACGGTGACCTGCCCGCTGGCGGCGAGGGTTGACCCGCCAGCCGTGATAGTGGGGTTGCCGGACGTGCTGGCGATGGCCGGTAGGGTCCCCGCAGCGGCCAGGGTGAGCGATACCCGCGTGGCATCTCCGCTGATGGCTGCGATGGCCGCGCTGGTGCCTGATGCGGCCAAGGTGAGCAGTGTCCGTGTGGCGTCACCGGAAGCAGCCGAGGCAACCGCGACGGTCCCGCTAGCCGCCAGCGTCAGGAGCACGCGGGTGGCGTCGCCGCTCGTGGTTGCGATGGCCGCAATGGTTCCGCTGGCCGCCAGGACGAGTGTGATGCGAGTCGGGTTGCCGGTGACCACCACGACTGCAGCAGTTGTTCCTGAGGCTGACAGAGTCAGGGGCACTCGTGTCACGTCGCCCGTGACTACAGTCGTGGCTGCGGCGATCCCTGACGCTGCCAGCGTGAGCAGTGTCCGTGTGGCGTCACCTGTGGTGGCGCTCACTACGGCGGTCGTGCCGGAGGCCGCCAGGACAAGTGGGACCCGTGTCGCGTCACCTGTAGCGGTAGTGACAACCGCAATGGTGCCGCTGGCGGCCAAGGTGACCGGCCCCCCGGAGGCCGCGGCACGCAGCGCGACGGTGTAGGCGGTCATAAAGTTTGCGGCGCTGGATGCGGTGGTGACACTGCCTGGGGTCACGGTCCCGGCGGTCGTGATGACCTGCGACATGGCCGCGGACTCGGTGTTTACGTTCGATTTGGCAGCGAATTGGGCCTCAGTGTCCTTGGTGAACCCAGTCGGGGCGGTTGCGGTGGGCGCGGCGGAACCTGAGACTGCCCTGCTGCCGATCAACAGCACTACCGGGGAGTTGGCTACCGTCGTGGCCGTCGCAGGCGGGGTGATCGAGGACGTGCCGGAGGTGACCACGGTGGGGACGGTCTCGTGAGGAGTGGTGGAGTCCAGACCAGACCAGACCTCGCCGGTGGCAACGAGCCTGCCAGTGACTGACATGGTGACAGTGATGCTGCCTGCGGTGATGTCCGCAGCGACGAGAAAAAATCCCCACAGGTAGGCCGTCGAGTTGGTGGAGGCATAGTTGGGTCCGGACAACGCGGCTTGGCTGTTGGACAAGGTCGCGGTGGCGGTTGAGGCGGTGCTATAGGAGGCCATCACGAGGTAGTTACCAGCCACAGCACCGGCTGGCAGTGTCAGGACTGCCGTGGTGGTTGATGCGGTGGCAGCGTTGTTGCCGCCCGTGCAGGCACCGACCAGTGACATGGGGGGCCTCTCGTCAGGTCAGGCGCGCGCGCACGCAGCGGCCCATACTGCGGCCCCCAGCGGGCGATACGGGGTGATGCTCCCGTCTGGCGGTGGGAGCAACGCCCACGGGACCATGGTCGCGTTCCCGTTGTCTGACTCGAAGTACAGGGCGGTAACCTCATGCCCCTTGGCGGCGTAGCCGTCGAGCAGTCCGGTCGCATCGGTGAGGAACTGCGCTGACGCTGCGTCGGTCAACCCCGGTGAGTATGGAGGACTGACGCGGTGCGCACCGAGTTCGGCGATAACCAGGTCGAGATTATATGAGGCCGCGGCGCTGATTACCGGGCTCAGGACAGTCGTACCAACGTCGGTCATCCACTGGTAGACATCGGCCCCGAGCGCGTTGATGCCGTTGTGGTTCGTCGGCCACCACTCATCCCAAGTATGCCCGCCGACTGAAGCCTGACGGGCGGGGATGAAACTGGCCCCCATGAGAACAAGGACAGTCCTGAGATTCGGTGGCGAATATTGAAGGTGGATCGCGGCGAACCGTGCCCATGCGGCCTGATACGTGGCCGGGTCAGTTTTGCTCTCCGGCTCATGGCACAGGCTCACGTAACGGCGAACCCCATCGTTCGGGCATGACTGGCAGGTCGCAATCATCTGGGTGTCCGTCGCCGTGAGGCCTATCTCCGCGACGACGCGACGACCGACCATCTGCGACGGCATCGCAGCCCAGTTGACCTGATTGCCACTGGACCACCAGCGCCATGCGGGCGGATGCCACGCCGCGTCGATCCGTGCCAGTGCCTGCGCGCCGGTCTCCAACTTGGTTGTAACCGACCAGCCGCCCGGATTGGACCCGTACACCACCTTGCCAGAGGTGCCATAGGTGACGGAGACGGTCTCACCGGCAGCACTGACGGCGACAGTGCCCATTATGACGTGTAGACGGCCGTAACCCCGTCGTCACTCTTCACGGTCCAGGTGCGGGCCGCGTCGGTCACGGTGACGGGGAAGGTCGCGGTCCCGGTTGCCGTCTCTCCTACTGACGTGACGGTTACGGAGACCTTCCGTTTGTCTGAGACCACGGTCAGGGTAGCCGGGACAACGGTGATGTTGACTGTTGCTGTGAGTGCCATGTCGTACTCCTTCAGTAGAGGTTAGGCGGGTCAGGTCAGAGTGACTTGGCAGGTGCCGACCGCCCACTGGAGCGAGTCGCCCACAGCCAGGACGCGGGCGGTGGTCAGTGCCTGCCAGTCGGTGCGCTGCGTGCCCGCGGTCACAGCCGTGTAGATGGCGAAGTAAGAGACGGTGCCGCCAGCCGTGGCCACCGTGCCCGAGGTGAGAATGCCGCCGTTCGCCTTGACCGACGGGTCCGCTGCGGTGGCCGCTACCCATCCGGTTGCGCCGACAGCGGTGCGGGCAAGGTTCGCCCACTCGGAAGTCCCGTTGACGGAGTACGCGATGTAGTCGGTTCCGCCAGTGGTTGGGAAACGTACGTCCAGAGTCGCTTGAGACTCGGCAACTGTCAGACCCATGATGGGCTCCTTCGGTGTAGGTTATTCGGATGCAGATCCGGTCTATGGGAGTATGGGGTGTGTACCGGTCCTGAGCGCAACGAACACGGCGATGATGACAGTGACTGCGCCAGCGATCTTTCCCCAGGTCAAATCGACACCCTTGGACGCACCCTGCGACTTAGATATAAAGTCAACGATCGGCGCAAGTGCCGTATCAAATGAGGACTTCAACTCAGTGAGAGCATGCGTCACGCTGGCATTAGTTGCGTAAATTCCGCTGTCTCCAAGAGATTTATCCCGCAGGGTGTCGAGGCGGGCTTGGTCCATGGTCAGGCCCTCACGGGCTAGCGTCAGAGCCGCAAGGTCAGCCGTCTCCTTGATCTTCAGCGCGACGGCATTCAGGGTGGCCGCTTCCGCATAGCGGCGGTCACGCTCGGCATGGAACCGGTCGTCCGCCGCGCGCATCGCCTCGTTGTGGGCGGCATAGGTCTCGATCGTCCATCCCTGCAGGGGGGGCAGAAGTTCTGCAAGTTGGTTTATCTTCCGGGCCATTAGGCTGCCTCTTCCATTAAGGTACGTTGATGGGCGCACCGTGCCACACAGAAATCCCGGCTCCCTAAGAAAAAGGATACCGGGATTTCGATTGCTCAGGTTAGCGCCTAGGTGACTTCCTCCACGTAGACGTCTAGTTCACTGGTGGATGGTGCAGTGTCATATGCCTCAATGAACCAGTCTCGAAACTCGGACACAGCCATACTCTTGGCATCGGACTCACTCTCCGCGCAGAATCCATACTCTCGTCTTATCTCGAATACAACCTCTACCGAGTACTTCCTGCGCAGGCTCATTCGGGGATGTTCCCACCTTTGAGCGCCGATCTGCGGGGGCCAGATCTATGCACGCGCCAGTCCTCCATGTCGACAAGGACGCTTCCACTGGCAGGACGTGCTCCTACTGGAGGTTCTTGGTCGTCAGGACCCTCCGTGGTGATGGTGGTCTTCGTAGACAGCCTCCCGGATTGGTCATACTCGTAGGTCACTGTCTCAGTGGTTAGAAACTCGATCATGGTTCTCCACGTTAGGAAGGTTTAGGTGGGTTTTGCTCTGCATCAAAATATCGATAGGTCTGACCATCCGCGTTTCTTGTCTCGGCCGACGAGAAGCCCTAGCGCTCCGTGTGGGGACCAGACACCATACTGGTTCAGCATGTACTCAGAAGACCTGTCGGCCTCCAGTGCGGGGCAGGCAAACATGGTTCGTCCCTCAAACTCCTGGCAGTAGAAGTGGTGGTAGTGCGCCGTGAACCAAAGGGGTACCTCACCGAGGGTGTCAGTCCGGCCGATAATCTGCCGCTCGATGGCGACCTTGGTCTTGACCTCGATGCTCGGGCCTTTACCCTTCTCGATGTAGCCGTGTGAGAAGTAGCAGTCGATGCCTGAGAGGTTGACGACGACCCCCGGGTCTCCCCCGCCGATGGTCCAGTCGATCTTGGGCCCACCGAAGGGCTCGATCTCCTTGAAAGACTTCATCACCTGTCGAGCGATGTGGGTAGATGCATTGTCTCCGCGCGTCGTGACGACGTCCTTACCCCCATCACGGGTCCACTCACCATGGTTGGAGATGACTGAGGACGCAGACAACGGAAGCCCAAGAGCAGAGAACTCACGCAGGGTCCACATGCGCAGGTCATAGTCGAGTTCCAGTTGTCCGGTCAAGTTCAGTTCGACGGTGAAACTTTGCCCGGGGTAGTTGTTGCATACGCCTTCTGTCTCGTCCCCCTGAAATGCAACGTGTACAGCCTCTGGTCCCTGGCCTTTAGACTGCATATCTTGGATAGCATTTTTGTGTCCTAGGACACCACGCCTCCAGTTGGCCACTGCCTCCTCGGTCCCCTTCTTGCCCAGTTGGGGATCAGCGATAAGCGTCAGGTAGGTGCCGTCGCCCGCGCCACCGCCGTACCGGAGGTACTCCGGGAAGGGCGCGTTCTGGCGCTGAACGAGATCCGTTCGCCAGACCGCTCGCTGCTCGTCGGAGATAGCGCTCTTGCTGAGGCGTTTGAACCGAGCACTGTGTGAGAACAACTGGACCGTGTCACGGTCACCGTTCTCCAGACGCTTGCTCTGCTGCCATGTCCCGATCTTGACCGTGTCGTCCACGACCATGAACTCGTTTGGATCCAGTTGGAAGATCTCGAAGATGGGGGTCCAGTCTTTCGCGGTCTGACAGTTGAAGTTGACCAGTTCAACGCCTTGGAAGGTGACTCCGGTCGAGGTGACCTCGGCGGTTCCCTTGATGACCCCCTCCCCATGATCACGCCCAGGCTGCGGATCCTCTCCTGGGATCCACTCAATTGCGTTGCGATACCTACGGATTGACGTGTATGACGTCTCAAGGTCTCGCCCACCTGGAACTCGGCCCCCAATGATGTGCTGAAGAACTTCGGTGTGGCTGAGGTTGCGATCCTCCAGCAACCGTCGTACCTCTGGGTACTGCTCTGCCATCTCGGGAAGCGTAAGCGTCGACATTCGGGGCCTTTCGATTCGGGATGCAGTTTGACCTGCCCCTAAACCGTATCCTAAGAT